CGATGAAGATAAAAATGACATGGAAAGCGATTCAAAGCTTTTTCAAAATGGACCCGGCAACTCTGGATGCCCAGGAGTTGACTGATGAACGAGTACAGCAGATCAACGATCAGTTGGCCACCGTCACAGCACGCAATGAAGAACTTGAAAACCTGCTAACTACTGAGACAGCAGCGAAGGAAACGGCCTTATCCGACCTTGAAACTTTACGGTCAGAAGATGCCGGAAAAGAAACCGTTGCTGCAAAGGCAGCAGATAAAATCGCTGGCAGCAACGACAAACCGGTCTTTGCCCATGACAAGATCGCCGATGAATACTGCGCATAACCCGAGAATACAAACAATTAATTCAAGATAAAATGGCAGAAACAATTTCTTTACAAGACCTTAAAACTGCGTTTGGTACCTATATCGGTACCAACCAGAAGGATATCCTGCGACTTTTGACCCAACCCACTGTGTCTGAGAAATACATGACAACGGTGGCTTCACAGGATCTTGTTTACCGGGCTTCCAATGCAGTGATCGATGATCTTGTCCAGGGCTTTCAGAAAACATGGACCCCGAAAGGCAAGGCAAAGTTCACCCCGATCGAGATTCCACAGCGCCGGCACAAGATCGACTTGTCATTCTATCCGGATGAAATCATGGAGACCTGGCTTGGCTTTTTAGGGGACGAAGCCTCTGACCGCAAGGTATGGCCCATCACCCGGTATATCATCGAGCAGCTTATCATGCCAAAGGTTCTGGATAACCGTGAACTAAAACTCATCGGTACCGGCACCTATGCAGCACCGGTGGATGGAACCGCCCAGGCTGTCGGCCTTTCCATGGATGGGTTCTGCACCATCTTAAAAGCAAAACATACTGCCGGAAATTCCAACGTCAATTTCATTCCGCTGGAACCGTTGACTGAAGAAAACATTTTCGACCAGGTTGAACATTTCGGTAAGAATGTCGATGCACTTTACATCGACCTTTCCATGAATGTTTTCCTTTCCCGCAAATGGTATGCAGCTTATCACCGCAAACGCCGGGACCTTCACGGTATGGATACCAACTATACCGGGATGAAAGACGTGATCGAAGGAACGAACTTAACATTGGTTCCGCTGCCTTCCATGACTGCTGAGAACATCATCTTCACTACTCCCAAGGAAAACTTCATCCGCCTGATCAACCGCAATAACGGAGCTTCTAACATCACGGTTGAAAGCATTGATCGTCAAATCAAGGTCTTTGCCGACTGGTACGAATCTGTCGGCTTTGGCATCGAAGAAGCCGTTTTTGCAAATGTTCCCGCTTAATCCTTAAAATCAAAAAATCATGACCATAGCACTTTTTGACCTTGCAAAACCCACCGTAAGAAATGCCGGAGGCGGCGGTGGGATAAAATCCGAGATCATCCTGATCCAGGAAGCGGATATTGACTGGGCGACATTCCCTGCCAGGGATACCGATGGAGTAACCATCGCAGATGATATCCAGCTTTTAACCGGGAAATTCATGCACAGTTTCTATATGACCCAGGGAACGATCAAACCATCTCAGAAGAAACTCAAAGGTTCCAACCAGGACTGTGGTGGATATGAGATCGGTTTGGAAGGGTTCTATCCCGGTATTGAGAAGGCTGTTCAGAAATGGATTCAGAACTTCGGGATAGACTTCAAAGGGATTGTCATCATTCAGAACTGTGCGTCAAACAAACGGTACCTGATCGGTGAACCCTGCAACCTGGTACATATCGAAACCATTGAAACGACCTGGGGCGAAGAGATCGACAAAGATAAAGGCCACAAGTTCGGCTTCCTGTGCAAACAGGGTTCGCCGATGGCCTTTTATGAAGGCGATCTGCTGATGGATCCCAATCCTCCAGTTGGTGGTTAATTAACGAAGCTTTTGTAGCTGTTTTCATAAGTAGGTTAGTTGAAGCCTGTCGGAGTGATCCGGCAGGCTTTTTTGTCCTTTAATTCCTGCAATTGCATCAATATTTTCGCATCATGGATCATGAAATTCATAAATGGGTAAATTCTGACCAGGACTATTTCACCGGCGTTCAAATCTATGACCGGTATGGCCGGAATCCAAATTTAGCCAGGATATTACGCCGTGGGGGAGCAACTGTGAAAAACCGGCTGACGCTTTCGTATGAACTTGGCAAGATTGCCAAACAGATAGCGGTTTCTGATAATACTCCTGCTTTGGTGAAACCGCAGGTAAAGCAGGAAATTCAAAAAGCAGAATTGCCAGTGCCTTCGGAGGTTATCACTATTGATAAACTCAGATCTGAACAGAAAATGTGTTACAAAATGCTGGATAACCTCCATGCAATTCTACCATATAAAGAAAAACCAGAACGTATGAACATAGCTTTTCAGATTTTAGAACTCGATGACAGGTTGAAAGAGATCACCATCCGGATCGAGCACTTTGACAAACATGGAGTGATCCCGGCGCGGCCGGTCAAAGATGAGCCAAAAAACCTCTCTGACCTGAATACCGCCGAGCTCATCAAACGGCAAATGACCGTCCGCACCTATATCACACGGTACAAAATCAAACTTGAGAAATCAAAGTCCCTAAAAAAACGTACCAGGTACCAGGAACTGTTGGATAAATATCAGTTGGAAATGGATGACATCAATAAAAAACTTGGTCAATGAGTTTATTCTCTTCCGAGGATTTGGTAAAGAAAAAACCTGACAGACCGAAATCCGGATCTACTGCTGTTGCCGGTGAAAATTTTCTGATCATTGGCAAAGCTAATGAGAAGCTTCACCAGGTCTTTGGAAAAGTTGTCGACGGACAAAGTGTTCATTATGCCTCCCTGGGTGACTGGTCAACCCATGATCTTTTATTTTTCCTGCTTGAACAAACAGGTCCGGCCAGGGTCTATTTTACAACTTGGGCAATCTCAGAATATGCAATCCGACAGTTGTACGGGTTCATTGAACATGGCTTGATCCTTGAACTCAAAGGCATATTCGATTACCGAAACGGAATCCGTAAGCCTGCCGAGCTTCAGTTCCTGCAAAAGATCACCACCGATATCAAAGCTGCCAAGTGTCATGCCAAGGTAACAGTAATCGAAAACGATCACTGGGGGATCAGTGTGGTAGGATCGGCAAACTATACCCGGAACCCCCGCATTGAGGCAGGTGTATTATGCTGCGATAAAACAGTTGCAGCGTTTCACCGCGATTGGATTTTAAAAGAACTCTCAAATACAAGCGCATTTGATCGATCAGAATGAATCATTCATCACCGAAGTGGAAACCTATGCTTCGCTGATGTTCACAAAAGAAGAAATTGCGGTTATCCTGGAGGTTGATCCTTCGGAACTAAAAGTTCTCTTAAAGGATCAGGATAACCCAGTCTTCAAGGCTTTCCAGCGTGGCAGGCTCAAACGTGAAGCCGAAGTTCGCAAAGGTATCTTTGACCTGGCTCAGAATGGATCATCGCCGGCTCAAGCTTTTGCCATGAAGATAATCGAGAATGCTAAAATGGATGATGTATGAATGCAATCATATCTGATACGACCTTTGATCGTATAAGTCAATTTTATTATTCTGATGAAACGGCATTGGCTCCCGAGGATGAAGCGATCCGCATCCGTTGGAGCACCTGCTTTATGCAATTGAATGATGAGCTGAATACAGACCGGGATGTTAGTGTTTTTATGGTCAAGCAGTTTGGTATTTCTGAAGGCCAGGCCTATAAAGATATCCGTAATTGCAGAAGGCTATTTGGTGATGTTCGCACCTATACCAAAGAAGCCATGAGGTATCATGTCACCCAGTGGGCCATTGAGCTATTGAAAATGGCAAAGCTCAAGAAGGACCTCCGTGGGATGGAAAAAGCCCTGGAGCGAATCACCAAAGCCTACAACTTGGACAAAGAAGACCTTTCGCTTCCGGATCCATCAAAGTTCCAACCTCCCATTCAGCTCCTGACAATCAACTACAACTTTATCAATTCCCCTTCTTTTCAGATGATTGATCAAAAAGCCCAGGAGAAACTCCTGGAATTGCACCGAAGGATCGAAGCCATGGCAGATGAATTGCACGTAAAGGATTATCTCAATATGTTACTTTCCGAGAATCCTGCTGCAGAAATGATCGATGTTGATGATTAAGCCAGCGCCATATTATAATGACCCGCAGTTAAAGATACTGCTGTCAACCAAGCCGCATAAAACCTTTATCGGTGGCAGGGGAGTAGGAAAGACTACGATCATCGCTGAAGAGATCATCAAATATTTTGTTGCCATGCCCCGGGGAAAGATTTCCCTCAATGGCCTTACCTATTTCCATATCCGTACCAAATCCCTGCCGCCGATCATTGACCACCTTGAACGCCGGGGTTTATTTCGTGGCCAGCATTATTTTATCGGTCATAAAGCCCCGAAGAAATTTTTATGGGATGAACCTTTTCAGCCTCCATTAGATTATACCAACTGCATGCACTTTGTCAACGGGTTCGTTGTTGAATTCAACTCTTTTGACCGTCCGGAAATGGCACGTTCAGGCTCATACGATGGGATGATCTTTGATGAATGCACAAAACTCAAGAAATCGGCCATCGATGCCGATGTTCTTCCGGCAAACCGTGGAAACCGTGAACGATTCGGACATCTTAACTTTCATCATGGCACATTGTTCCTGGGGAGCATGCCTTTAACCCCTGAAGGAGAATGGGTTTTTGAATATGAAGCGCTGGCTAAGAAATTTCCTCACCGGTACTTTTATTTAGAGGCTTCTGCGATTGAAAACATCCACATCCTGGGAGAAATGTATTTCCGTGATCTTAAACGAGCGCTTCCAAAAGTAGTCTATGACCTGGAAGTACTCAATAAACGAAGGAAACAGAATGAATCCGGGTTCTATCCCTTATTGTCAGCGCAAAAGCATACCTATAACGATTCTTTTAATTATGATTTCTTCGATTCCATTGACTATGACATCAAAGGGAAAAGCTCCTTTGATTGCCGTGGTGATGCAGACTGCCTTCCTTATGAACCTTTATATGTTTCCTTTGACTTTGGTACAACGCAGAACTGCATTGTTGTAAGCCAATGGCATAAACATACCAATGAATTCCCTGTTATTAAAAACTTCTTTGTTGAAAATGAAACGCTGACAGTCCTTGTCAGCAAGTTTATTGAGTACTATAAGGACAAGCCATCCAAGGCGTTATACCTATATGGGGGATCGGATGGCACCCGGCGCAATGATGCAGCTTCACGCAGTTCCTACTTTGATGATGTCAAAGATCAACTGTCAAAGTCAGGCTGGGAAGTGTACCTCAGGGCAGAGCTATATGAGGCTTCCCACATGGACAAGTACCAGTTCTGGCATAAGTTCTTATCAGGTGATTATCCAAACCTTCCTGCCTTTCGTATAAACATGAACAATGCCATGGAAACATTTGTATCCATGGACAATGCACCCATCCTGCCTCAGGAGTTCAAGAAAGATAAATCTTCTGAACGTAAAAAAGATTCTCCCAGATGGAAAGCCACTGATCTTAGCGATGCAGTGGACAATCTTTATTATTGGGTGCTTGACTCTATGGTAGGGGATCAAATGCCTACCAATGATATGATCATCCTTCCTGGTCGATAGGGGAGCACCCTGCCTTCTTTCCTGTTTTATATTCCGTTTTCTATATATGTAGCATCATTTCATATATCCGTACCGAAAAACGGGTGGTGCAATTGCTTTTTTCGATAGGGCGGGGCGTGCACTCCGTGAGGTATAAGCAAATTTTTGAGGGTATTCAAACGGATAAACCGTTAAATATGAATAACTAACAAAATTTTACACGCAAAACAAAAATCGACTGCTTTTCTTTGAGGTAATGGTGTCAAAGTAAAGCAGCAAAAGAAACCACCTGCAGATAAGGACCTGCTTTTTAGCGGTGTACTTTTTTCTTTGGGGATCCTGGTCAAATCAAAAAGTACCAAAAAAGAAACCCCTTGGCCAGCGCACGGTTTAGCTCGAAATTTCCTTCAAAGTTACCTTACGAATAATTCGCTTTTTAAAAGAAGGAGCTTAAAACTGTCAAGGGCGACCTCCTTTTGGAATTGTCGCTCTTCGAGTTCTTTCATCCTGGATTCCCGGGAATGACCCTAACCCTTGACATTATTTATTATTCCAGGTTATTGCCGTTGGCGTAAAAAATTTCTTTTCTAACCTTAAAACAAACGCCTTATGAAAGCTTTAGCCGAAACAACAAAAGAACAGTCAATCGTTGAAATCTTCTCCGAAATGATGGATCAGATTTACTACCCTGGTTACACAGAAGAAATCATTGCCTCCGATCCTGAAAAGTTCGATTGGGAACTGAAAGAGTTCCAGGGGCAATTCTCAATAAAAAATTAAATGGCTTTAACGAAGCAGTCAGCTCCGATGAATCGGGACTGACTGCTTTTTTTTATGCTCGCTGATGCTTCGCATTTGGGGCGACTTTTTGAAATAAAAAGTTGCAAAAACCCTACCCACCGTAGTAAATCGAAATTTACAAAGTTATGCTCGTGAAAATATTGTCTCGCTAAACACGACCTCCTTTCGGAACTGTCGCCTTTCAGGTTCATTCAGATTCTTGAAACAATCTGACCTGAATGTTTGCTTAAAATTTTCTACTCCGCATGATCCCTACCGGCAAATTTCATTTACTCACTGCGGCCAACAGCGCTGCTTAAAACTAATCAACTATGAAAAAACCGATCATGAATCCGGAACTTGCCCAGGAAGACGGCAAAAACTACGAAAACAGAATCCCGATGCGCTACTGGGCAGAAGATGACCTGCCAAGCCAGAAACTTTTGCTCAAAGGCAATGGCAGCTTGTCTGACGCTGAACTTCTCAGTATCATCATTGGCTCAGGTGTTTCCGGGGAAAATTCCCTTGATATTGCCATGAAAACACTGTCAATATGCGGAAATAACCTGTGCGAATTCTGGAAGTTCAGCGTTTCAGACCTTCAAAAGATTAAAGGCATCGGTGAAAAACGAGCCGTGAAGATTGCTGCCATGTTTGCTCTGGCCCGTCGCCGGAATGAATCAGAAGTGATCTGTAAAAACAAGATCTCAAAGAGCCAGGATGCCTTTGAAATATTTCATTCCCTGATGGGCGACCTTCCCTATGAAGAATTCTGGCTCCTCCTTTTGAACAGAGCAAACAGGGTTGTCAAGAAAGTGAAGATTTCCGAAGGAGGAATTTCCGGGACTGTCGTTGATCCGAAAAAAATCTTCCAGATATGCCTGGAACAGCATGCAACCTCGATCATCCTGGGTCATAACCATCCGAGCGGGACTATCACACCAAGCGAAGCCGACAACAAAATCACTAAAAAGATCAAAGATTGTGGCTTACTGCTTGATGTTGCTGTCCTGGATCACATAATTGTCGGGGATGACCGGTTTTATTCCTTTGCCGACGAAGGAACGATTTGATATTCATGGCGAGCCAGATGCCACTACAAATCCCAAGGGCATGGGTCTTTTTGTTGTTATTAACAATTCCTCATTTGGACTAGATATTCCGTAAATTTACACCGTTAAACAAAAAACAAATAACATGGAAATCGATATTGTAAAGCACAATGGGCTAGACCAGAAAGATTCAAGTAAAAGTTATCCGGTTCTTGATTACAAGACCGTAAATCAAAGTACAGACTTACTATTGATCAAGCAAAGTCAAATGGGTGTTGACCATGAAAATGAAACAGAACAGTGTGATTTTCTTCAAATTGTTAAAATTCAATTTGTTGCTGCTTGTCGAATTGAATTAGCGGAGTGTGTCATAGTTGCTTTTTACCTTGGTGAAGGAGGCGAGCTCCTCCCTTATGTAATAAGTGGATTGCCATTACATTATTATCAAGAGATTGATCGTAGTATTTTGATAGATTATAAGTCATATTCTGAGATTTGTGAGATTACTCAAGAGAAGAAGCTTTCAATTTACGAATACTATCAGCATATGAAAGATGCTGATCAATCATTAAATTCTTTGATGGTTTATCATGGCAAAGTGCTCAACTATGATGCGCAAATTGATTTGTGGGCCGAGGTAGATGGAAAAAGGAAATAGTTCCTTGTTTTCTTCTCTATTGCATTTGTATAATTAACTTTCAAATATAACAGCAAATATAATTCTATGAAAAGCAAACAGGTAGTTATTACAATAGGAGAAATTACTCGCTCTTTATTTGTTGGAGCCGTTCCTGGTCAAAATGCAACTTCTGGAGAAAATGGGTTTATAGCCTGTGGATTTTCTGCAGAAGATGGAAAACCAACTGACCCAAATAAAGGGAAACGACTTGCAGAAATTCTCTTTGAAACTGAAGATGAAGCATTAAAACAGGGCGAAATAATTGTAAAATCCACAGCTAAAGCTCAATATGCTAAAGCAAAAAAGGATGCAGCGGATAGACAACGAGCTTCAAAACGAAAAAGATAAGAAGACTCTGCACAATTACAGATTATGAACATTAATGAAGTGGTTGAACTGGTTAAATATTGTAAATTTACTTATGGAAATGAAAGAAAAATTAACAATATCGAAACTTTTAGAAGAAGCACAAATATTTTGTGTTGCACAGTCAAAATTTCAACATAAAGAACTTTTTGGCGTTACCGACGGGAAAGCAGTTGGAACTCTTATAGAACAAAGTTTCCAAAAACATCTTAAAGAAAGATTTGAAGTAGCAATTGGCTCTTCTGCAAGAGGAATTGATTTGCCTTCTGAAGATATTTTAACTGATATCAAAGTGACATCCATAGTTCAACCACAATCTTCTTGTCCGTTTAAGGACGCAAAACAAAAAATATTTGGACTTGGATATAATTTACTTGTTTTTGTTTATGATAAAAAAGACAATGCTGAAAGCCAAACTGCAATTCTGGAGTTTGTAAGTTGTTCATTTATTTCAAAAGAAAGAACTGCTGATTTCACAACTACAAGTATCTTAAATGATATGAAGAAGGTCAACTCAAATGTGGAAGATATTGTTTCCTTTTTGAATGGTATTAAAATTCCAGCTGATGAAATCACTTTAAATCAAATAGCGGAACAAATATTATCTACAGAGATTACAATAGGATATTTAACCATTTCAAACGCATTGCAATGGCGGCTACAATATAATAGAATTGTGAACCTAAGTGACGATATCGAAGGCATACACAAAATAGTAAAGTATAACAAGCCTGTATAATGAAAGTATTTGAAGCAAATATTACTCATCAGGTTTCCGATTATCTAAATGTTAGTCTTAAAAACATTATATCTTTTGAAATAGCAAATAAAAAATTGTTTGATGCCTTTGGCATACAGCATTTTTTTGATAATAATGAGGAATTAGAAACCCTAAAAGAAATCATTTCCGAAAATCATAATGTTATTGAAGATCCTGATAGAGCAGAATACGGCGATTTTCAAACAAACGAAGATTTAGCAAACAAAGTAACTTTATATTTAGCCGTAAAAAATATTTCACCTCAAATAGTAGTTGAACCAACTTGCGGTAAGGGTAATTTCATCATTGCATCTTTGCGAAATTTCAGCGCTATTAGAAATATATTCGGGGTGGAAATTTACAAACCTTACGTTTGGGAAACTAAATTTAGTATTATCAATTTTTTTCTAGAAAACCCTGAACGCAGCAAGCCGGAAATTTCAATTTCACATTGCAATGTTTTCGACTATGACTTTAAACAAATTGCTAAGCATTTTTCAGATAAAGAAATTTTAATCATTGGCAATCCGCCTTGGGTAACAAACTCAAAATTGGGATGTCTTAATTCTTCTAACCTTCCGAAAAAAACTAATTTTAAAAATCATAGTGGCTTAGATGCTATGACTGGGAAAGGTAATTTTGATATTGCTGAATATATTACATTAACAATGATTGAAACCTTTCAACGAATGAAAGGAAATTTATTATTGTTGGTTAAAAATTCCGTCATCAAAAACATTGTTTTTGACCAAAACACAAACCAGTACAGAATCTCATCTTTAGAAAAGCAATGCATTGATAGTAAAAAAGAATTTAATGTTTCCGTTGAAGCTTCTCTATTTTATTGCAAACTAAATTCAGTTCCGGAATTAGACTGCACGGAATTTAACTTTTATAACAACAAAATCTCTTATCAAAAATTTGGCTGGTTAAAGAAAAAATTTGTTTCCAACATTGATACCTATCTACACAATAATGACATTGATGGAGAGAGTCCTTTCATATGGAGACAGGGCCTGAAGCATGACTGTTCCGCAATAATGGAATTAGACAGGGTTAATGGGCATTATGTAAATGGATTGAATGAAGAGGTGAAATTTGAAGAAGGATTAGTCTACGGTATCCTTAAAAGTTCTGATCTAAAAAATACAGTAATATACCAGACAAGAAAATTCACAATCGTTACTCAAAAGAAGGTTGGACAAAGCACTATATACATCAAATCGGAATATCCCCAAACATATCAATACTTGATAGATCATCAAAATTTTTTTGATGCAAGGAAATCAAGTATTTATAATAATAAGCCTGCATTTTCCATTTTCGGCATAGGGGACTATTCTTTTAAACTTTACAAAGTTGCAATATCAGGCCTTTACAAAACATTTCACTTTACATTAATCCTACCTCAAGATAATAAGCCTGTAATGCTTGATGACACTTGCTATTTTATAGGTTTTGACAAAATTGAATTTGCCGTTTATGCTTTGATGCTTTTAAATTCCGAAACGACTATGCAATTCTTGCAATCAGTAACATTTGCAGACGCGAAAAGAACTTTTACAAAAGATGTTTTAATGCGAATAGACCTTTTAGCATTAGCAAAAAGGATTAATCTAAATGACTTACAGACGGAATTAACACGACTTAATGAAATGTATCGTTTTAATTTAACTTTGGACTTGTGGGACACCTTTATAAAAGAAATTACGCCTGTAAGTAACAGTCAAATTGCAATGTTCGCTTAGACTGACAAGCCGAATATAATCCTAATATTATCCACTACATTTTAACTGATCGCTTTTTTCTTCCAAATCCAGGTCAAAGAAAAAAGCTTAGCAAAAAAGAAACCCCCACGCATTGCTCAGTTCTGGCAGCTTTTTGGAAGTAAGTAAAAAGCAAGCAAAAAGCCAGCGCACTTTATTAAACTCGAAATTATCGCAAAGTTACCTGCGAAAAATCCGCTTAAACAAGCTATAAAACTGTAAAGGGCGACCTCCTTAAGGAACTGTCGCTCTTCGAGTGTTGTCAGGTTGTTCCAATCATGACCTACACCCTTGACATTATTTATTTTTCTCGGTATGCACTTGGGCATAAATTTCAATTTTAACCAGGTGAGCCAGAAACCTAAATAAGACCCCAGGGCAGGGGCGGATATCATGAACAACTCACAAATCTATGCAGCCATCACTGAGAAGATCATTGCCAACCTTGAAACAGCTGGAAGCTGGATGAAGCTCTGGCAGGTTCCTTCGCCGGTCAGCATGAATGGCCATTACTACCGGGGCATCAATCGTCTGGTGCTTTCTTCAGATCCCTACAAGAGCCGGGTTTATGGCACATTCCAGCAGATTCGCTCCAACGGTGGACAGGTTCGCAAGGGCGAAAAATCCACTATCGTTGTGTTCTGGAAGACCGGCATGGAACAGGATGAAGCCACCGGCATTACAAAGAAAACATTCCTTCTGAGGTTTTACCATGTCTTCAATTCCGAACAGGCCGACTTTGACGAGCAGGGTAAACAAAAGATCGCCCACCTTCAAAGCCTGGTTGACGAAAAAGTCAACGATGAACACCTGGAGGCTGAATCAATCATCGAAGGCTATACAGGCCGTCCGGAAATTATCTTCTCAGACAAAGACGACCGCGCTTACTATGCCCCGGTTGCCGATCTGATCTCAGTTCCGGATAGAAAATATTTCACAAGCTCTTCTGCCTTCTACCGTGTGGTTTACCATGAGCTTGGTCACTCGACTGGCCACCCCAAACGGCTCAACCGCTATGACGGAATGTCGAACAACTTTGGCGATATCCCATACAGCAAAGAGGAACTTGTTGCTGAACTCTGTTCTTCATTCCTCTCCGGTATCGCTCACCTTGACCCGGATATCCGAAACTCAGCTGCTTACATCAGGGGATGGGCATCGGCGCTCCGTGACAACCAGAAATGGGTCATGTGGGCTGCTGCAAGGGCTGAGAAGGCTGCCGATCATATCCTAGGCATTGACTCTTCTTACACTCCTTCAGAAGAAAAAACCACAGCTGAAGCGACTAGCGAAGTTCCGGTACTGGAGCCTGTCCTGGAAGACTCACCTTTTTAACTGAACCATTCATTCAATAGAGCCATCCCGGGCAACCGGGGTGGTTTTTTCATTTACACTAAAACCAAAACCCATGAACAATTTTAACAGTTATTCCGGGGATCCCCGCCAGATCACAGCCCGCTTCGCAAGTAAATGTCACACTTGCGGCAAACCAATAAAAAAAGGCGAACAAATCATCTACTGGCCAAATGGCAAACATGCCGGGCATCTGAAATGTGATGAGGCTGACTACCGAAATTCTTTGGCTTCCTTTGAAGATGAAGAGAGGTACAACAGTCAGTACCGGTAATTCCGATTCTTAAGCCGCTGTGAGAAACCACAGCGGCTTTTTTCATGCTCGTTAATAGGTGTAGTCATGAATTTGCCAGGGATTTTGCGCTTTCGGGATGTCTATCATGTCTTTATGCAACTCTACAAGCATTTTTCCTTTGATCATTCAGCCCTTCTGTTTTCCTTTTCTGGGATGCAGTTCACATAAATCTGATGTCTGTGGTCTTGGTTTAATTCCTATGCTAAGCTATTATTCCATTCCAGGGTGAAAGTGCTACTCATTCAAGAATTTTCCCGGCATATCCTGCAGGTGTTCGGTATTCCAGTTCCTACTTGAGTGCCCCTCCATGGTCTTAATTACACTTGCATATAAATTTCACTTAAAAATCACAGCCATGAAAAATTTTGTAAAAAACTACATCGGAAAAGGAAAGAAAGTCGAAGGCCTTGAAATCATTAAGATCAACTTCAAAATTGAAGATCTCGTAAAGTTCTCACATAAATACAAGGATGAAGACTACATCACCATTGAGATCGCAAAACTAAAAAGCCCTGACAAATTCGGACATGAATACACCGCTTATGTCAACCGTCTGGAGGAATCTGAAGTAAAGGAACCGGTAAAGCCAGTTGAAACCCCCAAAAAGAAACGTGGCACTTCAAAGAAGGCATCGAATGATGTTCCATCAGGAGATATCCCCTTCTAATCCATTATAGAATCCCTCAGAGAGGCTGCCTTCCGGCAGTCTCTTTTTTTGTTCGCGAATCAGGCTTTTTTCTTTGAGACCAGGACAAAGAAGAAACCCTGCCAAAAAAGAAACCCCTTCCGGGCAGCTTTTAAAAAAGCAAGCAAAAGCCAACCCACTATTACTCAAAATTCGCAGCAAAGTTAAACTCATGAAAATCTTTTTCGCTAAGAGTGACCGCCTGAAGGCACCGTCACCCTTTCAGGTTCATTCAGATTTTGAAGGTAAAATCAGACCTGAACTCTTGCTTAAAATTTTCATTCCGTTTGTTCCCGTTGGCATAAATTTTTTCTTAAACCCAGGCGAGCCAGATGCCTAAAAAAGTCTCTAGGGCAAGAGCATAACACAATGACAAAGATCACCGCACCAGTACAGAAGCCGACCAATGGCGGAGCATCCAAAGAAGAAACCGCAGTTCTTGCAGCCGTAAAAACGGTTCTCAATCCTGAACAGAACAAAACCGAAGAAAAAAAGCCGGTTTTGCAGATTGAACCGGAAAAGCCGGTCATTCCCGCTCCGGAGCCAAAGAAGGAAATGACCATGCTGGAAAAAATCCTTAAGGTCGAAAATCTCCAGTTGGTCGTTGAAAAAAGGGCGAAACTGGTCCAGACCCGCTCAGAATTGGAGCGCTTCCAGATTTCCTCAAATGATTTCAATTGTTCCATGAGGCTGAATGATTCAGACGGAAACGTCTTCACCACCAGCTTCACTCCTGGAATCAAGAAAGTCATTGATTTTCTTAAATCATCATTCGATGCAAGCATCACCGATGTAGAAAACAAGATCACTTTCTAAAGCCTTCGGTTTCATTCAGCGATCTGGGTGTTCAGTCGAAAGACTGAACACCTTTTTTTATAGTCGTAAAGTCTGGAAGAAAATAGTGTCCTTTATTATTCATGTGCGCCATTGTAGTATTGCTTCATGAATTCAAGCTTAATACGGTTGTGGGATGTTTTAGAGATCATGGAATCTATGGATGGCCAGGGAAAGCCTGTCAGATTTCAGCTAAAATATGTTACCGCCGACAAAACGAAAGGCACCGGCGGAGAGATCGTCGAGCTGAAAGACGCCTGCAAATGCTCAGTAAGAACAAAACAGGGAAAGGAAATTTTCTCGGCAAAACAGAAATTTCCTACCAATGACCGGGTTACGAAAGATCCCAATCATTGGGTCAATTCAACAAGGAATTGCCTATTGCCCAATGGACAGAAACGAAAATTGCATATCCGTCTGATCATCGAATTCAATAACAAGAAAGTTTGCTACTGATGAAACAAAGGATCGTTTACGAAAACGAAGTTGCATTCATGCCTGGAGCCAAGGCCGTGGCCACAAGCTATAAGAAAACAGAGGATGCAGCCACAGAGAAGGTAGTGATCCCGAAAGATTTCTCTTCCTGGCCCTGGTCTCCCTGGGGTGATGATAATTTGTTTCCGCAGAATGTCCTGAAGGACCTTGAAAAGAATTCGATTGCACTCCGGGCACTGGAAAAACGCAAGACTGTCCATTATGGCCGTGGTATCATGGCTTACCGGGATAAAGGCAATGATAACCTTGGAGCGCCCATCCGGGAACCGGTCATTGATCCAGATGTGGTCGAGTTTCTCAGGACCAACCGGTTGAACTTTCAATGGATCGAGCTGATCGGCAGCCTTGAAATCTTTGCAAACGGATGGGTAGAATTCATCCTGAACAGGGGAAAGGATAAGATCAACAAGGTTTTCGTGAAAGACCCGGCCTATTGCCGCAATGCAAAGATGGACAGTGATCATCCGTCTCGTATTCCTTTTTTGTTCTATTCAGCCCAGTGGGATTTCAATCCGACCGAAACCGATGGATCATTAGTCAAGATTCCAATGTTCGATCCTGCTAATTATGACGGAAGACGTTATCAGGACCCGCAGTTTGCGTACCCGGTTTTTTACCGGTCGTTCAATAAATCATATTACCACTTGTCAGTCTGGAACGGAATCCGTCAAAGCGGATGGCTCAGCATTGCAAACAAGGTGCCCCAGCTCAAGCAGGCTATCATGAAAAACCAGATGACCATCAAGTATCACATTGAGATACCCGATGATTATTTCATGAACAGGTATCCTTCGCCGGATTATACCCGGGAACAGCGGGAGTCGGCAAGAACAAGGGTTCTGGAGGAAATGAATGATTTCCTGTCAGATGTTGAGAACACCGGAAAAGCTTTTCTCACATTCACCTTCTTCAACAAGTTCAAAGGAGAATACTTGGCAGGGTGGAAGATCAACGTGATCGACAATAAGCTCAAAGATGATGCTTATCTGCCGGATTCCCAGGCAGCAAATTCGGAAATCCTCTTTGCCATCGGGGTTGATCCATGCCTGGTGGGTTCTGGGCTTCCCGGCGGGAACCTGGGAGCGGGAAGCGGATCGGACAAACGGGAAGCTTTCTGGCAGCTCAATGCCGAGATGGGCATTTACCGTCAGATCAGTCTGGAACCTCTCTATTTCATCAGGGATTTCAATAAATGGTCTCCGGACATCGAGTTTGATTACGTGACGGTTGATACCTCCCAAACCATGCAGGATCATCCTACAAAAATTGACAAACGAATTGATAAGAACATCGCATGATAAGGTTCATTGATAATCTGTCACAGGTTTTGACCGCTGCATCCATAAATGTCAGCAACTTGATAGAGAACTGGTTCCCGTACATTGATGAAGCACAGGAAACGTTCATCAAACCTGTTCTGGGAGATGTTCTTTATGATCAATTGCAAGGTGCGATGAATCCGGATGATCATGCTCCTGAAGCACGACCGATCGATGGTCGTTTAGTTGATCTTCTGGCAATGATCCGCAAACCACTAGCGTTATACGCTCTTTGGCTTGGCGCCGATGAATTCGGAGTGAGCATTTCAAGCCAGGGTATCCAGGTGATTGAATCACCTACCCATAAGACAGCTCCCCAGTACCGGGTGCAGAACCTAAAAGAGAATTGGATCCGCCGGGCAAACACAGCGCTGGACCTTGTCCTGAAATTCCTTGATGAACACAAGGAAGATTATACCGGATACGAGCCACAGGATGCAGACCTGTTTATCCGTGGTACCCTTGAGTTCAACAGTGAGGTGGATATACGCGAGAGCAGACGGGTTTTCGTAAGCCTCAAACCTATTATCCGCTCTGTGGAAAAGAAGTATATACGACCTACACTTTCGGCGGAATTGTTCGATGAGCTTAAAACGGCCTGGACATCCGATGATGATTTAACATCTTCACAAATTGCACTCCTGGACTTGATCCGCCCCGCATTGGCTCATCTTACCATGGCAAGGGCACTGCTGGAAATCTCAATTGACATTCTCGATTGGGGCATTTTCGATACTGCCGGCAACACGTTTGCCAACGTCTCTTCAAAGCAGACTTCCAACAAAGATCGTATCTCCATCATGGCTGAAGCCAATCAGAGGGATGGAGAATCCGAGTTGAAAGCCCTCCAGCAATTCCTAGATGAAACGGCCAGCGAGGATGTTTACGCAGCTTATTTTCATTCTTCTCGGTACGCTGGAACAGTAAAAGCCGAAACCCGCAACGAATTTTTCAATAAATCCGATAACTCATTTTTCCTTGCATGAAGTCACTTGATTTTATTCTCCAGGATGTCTTTGACGTCATAAAGATCATCGCTATTCCGGTCATCGGATTTTTCCTATACCAATTTTATATAGGTGTGATCGCCTTAAAGAAATCAGTCGATAAACTCATTATCCAGATGCAGTGCCGTGAGACTTACTGCACGGAAAAGCATAAAGAGATCGGTGAACACCTGTGCCGGCATGATACCGGGATTGAAGAAATGAAAGTCACCCTGGGCGATCATGGCGAAAGAATTTCAAAGGTTGAAGGTCAATTATCAAAATAACGAAACATGAACGAGAGAATTTTTAAGAATTGGAAAACCACCTTGACAGGCATTCTGATGCTGGCCGGTGGTCTGGCATTGGTCGGAATAGGCAAGGCAACCCTGACCGAGTATGTGGTATTTGCCCCGGTTTGCTTCGCTTTAATCTTTGTCAAAGACCCATCATTTAAAAAGTAACATGGCAAAGGTCGAATTGTTTGCCCCGAAGATCCTCCGGTATGAAGGCGGGTTTGTCAATGATCCCAAAGACAAGGGAGGTGTCACCAATATGGGTGTTACCCTTGCTACCTGGCGAATGGTGGGTTATGATAAAGACGGCGATGGAGACATTGACGCTGAAGATATCAAGCTGCTTTCCAAAGAAGATGCGGTAAAAGTCCTGAAGCTGAATTACTGGAACCGGTGGAAAGCAGATCAGATAAGCAACCAGAGTATTGCAGAAATCCTGGTGGACTGGGTTTGGGGTAGCGGAAAATGGGGTATTGTCATTCCACAAAGAATACTAAAGGTGGCTGATGATGGGATTGTCGGTATGGGAACGCTATTCGCCGTCAATAATGTCAACCAGCGCGGCCTTCATGCCTCTATCTTCCAGGCAAGGAAGGTTTTTATTGAAGAGTTGGTTAAAAATCATCCGGACCAGCTCAAATTTTTCAACGGATGGATGAACCGATTGAACAATTTTAAATTTATTGCATGATGAAACCGTGTTTCCTGATCCTGCTCCTGGCCGCCTTATTGTCCGGCTGTATTTCCGAGAGAAGATGTACTGAAAGATATCCTCCTGCAGAGCGATCGGATGTCTTTGTCCAGCATGATACTGTTACTTGTGTGAAGGACTCGCTGATCCCGCTTCCGGCTGACAGCGGCCTGATCAAAGCGCTATTGGAATGCCAGGACGGGAAAGTAGTTGTAAAAGAGATTCTGGAAGTAAAGCCGGGAAAGCGGGTTGTTCCTTTCTTTTCGGTTCAGAACAATGTTCTGACAACCGGTGCAAAGATCGACAGCAGTTCGATCTATTTTGCCTGGAAAGAAACTCACATCCGGGAATCCAGGATTGAATCAAAGACAATTGAAAAGCCGGTGTATAAAGTCACCGGTCTCCAGAACTTCCTGATCTGGTCAGGAGGGATAGCCTGGGCGATCATTATCTTCCTAGTCGGTATTAATCTTGTCCGGATGTATTTCAAAAGGAAACTGCTGCCATGAACCAGGTTGAAATAGATGGTAAAAAGTATTTTACACCTTCCGACTGGAACGAACTGACAAGGAAACAGGTTTTATTTGTCAGCCGCCTCTTTCAGGGACAACTCACGATGGTAGATTTTAAGCTCAGGGCGCTTTTTGATTTCCTATCAGCCAAGCAGAAAGTCACCAAAAGAATTCATCCGGAGGACGCATACTTCCTTTGTGAAAGCCTTGAGTTCCTTTTTAAAGAGGTCTCCCTGACAAGGAACCTTCTGCCTGTAATCAAAATCGGTTGGAGAAAGTGTATAGGTCCTTCGGATGCAATGATGAACTGCACATTTGGGGAATTCACAATGGCAAATTCCTTGCTCGATTCTTTTTCTAAGACCAGGGAACAAAAGTATCTTGATGAAATGGTGGCAGTTCTTTACCGGCCAAGGAAATGGTTTTGGTTCATCAGGAAGGCTTTTACCGATAACCAGGATCCCCGGAAAAGATTTGTAAACCGGACATTGAATAAACGGTGCCGGATAATTTCCCTGCTGAATTACGAAATAAAGTACTCCATTTCCCTTTTCTTTTCCGGTGTTCTGAATTCATTACCAGTGTTATATCCTTACGTTTATCAGGAAAAAGGAGATGCCGGCAACGAAGATAATGGCTGGGCATCGCTGATTATCTCGCTTGCCGATGGCAAGACCGATGATCAAAGCCTTGAAACTGTAATGAATTCAAACCTTTACAATGTGCTGATCGGGTTAAACAAGAAGTCCAAAGAGTATCACGAGTATATGAGTAAGATTGAATCCTATGACCGACATTAACAGCTACATTGAATATTTTCGCACCCTTGCCAGGGAACACAAGGAGATCAATGATTTTTACATGATGGATATCAACGAGCCGCTGGATGCTCTGCGGTCAAACATCAAATATCCTACCCTGATCCTGACCAGCCTTTCAGGAAACTTTGAAGCTTCAAACCTGGATAACATCCTGGATTTTATTAATGGAGGGTTCCTGATCATCGGCCACCTTGATCAGATCGATGACTTTTCAGGAGAAATGCAGTTAGTCTCAAAAATGAAGCAGATCGGAACAGATATCATTGCCCGGATGTTGCATGACCATATGATATGTGAACCATTTGCCTTGAAGGCCATTCCTGGGTTCAATGTCAATTCTGTGAGTTATGAGATGTTGGGACCGGTGTTTGATAATGATTTTGGAGTGATATTTTCCTTCAAACTTTTGGATTGTCTTGATTTGGAATATTTTCCTTCTAAATGGATAAAAATGTAGATGTTTTTTTCTTTCAAATGCATTACTGAAAATTCCATATAAAACAAGCCTATTCAAATATTTCGTACATTTGAGTTGGTTTTGATTTTGACTCTTTTTAAGAATGACATTACAAAAAAATATTAAATCGATATTGACATGAAAAAGTTCTATCTGTTTTTATTTTTCGCATTTGGCATTTTCAGCGTTTTCAGCCAAACCCAAATCACACTGACTTTTATTGGCAAAGATTCTTTAAATCAGAATCTTGTTTCGCTTGACAGTGTTCATGTGAAAAATTTAACTGAGAATTGCGATACTTTATTGTATGGACCAGTTGCAGTGCTTTCACTAATAGCTAACTGGCCTGTCGGGATTAATGAGATTAATGCCAATAAATCAGGAGAATTCACTTTAAAGCAAAATTATCCCAATCCTTTTCATGGATCTACATTTGTGAATATTTACAGGGAATATGGTGGCCTATTGAATCTAATCCTATTTGATGAGTTAGGAACCAAATTAGCATCATATCAAAACGTGTTTGAAAAAGGATTTCATTCGTTTGTTATTTCCTCATATGGTAATAAAGTTCTATTTCTGGTAGTATTTGATGATAAAAACAACCGGTCAATTAGAATTATAAGTGCCGGACAAGGCAATGATAATAATACCATTAAATATCTTGGATATACTCCGAATGTTGAAAAAAGCACATTAAAGAATTCGGATAACTCAGGGTTTATTTTTTATCTGGGCAACCAATTGATTTATACAGCCTATGCAAATGGATTTAACAATAAAATAATCGCAGACAGCCCTACAACTAATACTAACTATACTTTTTTGATGGCACCAGTAGGTACTCCACCTACAGTTACAACAACACAAGTTACAAATATCACACAAACAACCGCAACAAGCGGAGGTAATGTCACATCAGATGGTGGATATCCTATATTAACACGAGGAGTTTGCTGGAGCTCCTCACCTAATCCAACGACAGCAAATAGTTATACAGTAGATGGCAGTGGCCTTGGGACATTTGTAAGTTATTTGGTTGGATTAGCACCAAGCACAACTTATTATATCCGTGCGTATGCAATAAATGGTGTAGGAACTGCCTACGGGAATGAGTTAACATTTATCACATTGCAGAATATTTCTTTACCAACCGTAACAACTGCTGCTATTACAAATATTACCCAAACCACTGCAACAAGCGGGGGTAATGTTATATCAGATGGGGGAGCAACGGTAGCATCAAGAGGGGTATGCTGGAGTACTTCTCCAAGTCCAACAACAGCAAATAGTCATACCTCGGATGGCAGTGGACTAGGTTCATTTATAAGTTATTTAACAGGGTTAGCCCCGAATACAATTTATTATGTTCGAGCATATGCAACAAACAGTGTTGGTACAGCATATGGTAATGAAAACTCCTTTACCACTGGTCAAACTATTACGCCTCCAACTGTAACAACAACCGGTGTTACAAACATTGCCCAGACAACGGCCACAAGTGGTGGCAACGTGACATCAGACGGCGGAGCAACAGTAACTGCGAGAGGGGTATGCTGGAGTACTTCTACTTCACCAACTATTACTGGGAGTCATACAACGGATGGTACTGGTACTGGAACATTCGTAAGTAATCTTACGGGTTTAACAGGAGGTACACTTTATTATGTTCGTGCTTACGCTACTAATAGTGCCGGAACATCATACGGGAATGAATTAACCTTTACAACTTTAACTTTACCGACTGTAACTACAAATACTGTTACAAATATTACGCAGACAACAGCGACAAGCGGAGGAAATGTGACAGCAGACGGGGGAGCAACAGTGACGGCAAGAGGCGTGTGCTGGAGTACAACTTCATCGCCCACTATTGCAGGTAGTCATAGTACAGATGGAAACGGGGTAGGTACATTTGTGAGCAATATTACTGGATTGACCGGAAGTATTCTTTACTACGTTCGGGCATATGCAACCAATAATGTAGGGACAGCTTATGGCAATGAGTTAACATTTACAACACTGAATTTTCCAATAGTAACAACAGCTGCAGTGACGAATATCGCTCAAACTACTGCAACTAGTGGCGGGAATGTGACTTCTGATGGAGGTGCCACTGTTTCGGCAAGGGGTGTTTGTTGGAGTACTTCTTCAAACCCAACAACAGCGGGGAATCATACATCTGATGGAACAGGTACGGGAACATTTGTAAGTAACCTGACTGGTTTAATAGGAGGCACTTTGTACCATGTTCGTGCTTTCGCGACAAATAGTGTAGGAACATCTTACGGTAGCGATTTATCATTTACAACATTGAATTTCCCAACTGTTACTACTGCTACAATTACCAATATCACTCAAACCACAGCAACAAGTGGCGGCACTGTCACATCAGATGGTGGAGCCACAGTTACAGTTCGAGGTGTTTGTTGGGGTACCTCATCAAACCCAACAACAACAGGTAGTCATACGATTGATGGAGCAGGCACTGGATCTTTTGTCAGTAACCTAACGGGTCTCACAGGAGGTACTTTATACCACGTTCGTGCTTATGCAACAAATAGTGTGGGGACATCATACGGAAACGATTTATCATTTTCAACATTGAATTTGCCGACTATAACAACAGCTACGATTACCAATATTACCCAAACTACGGCAACAAGTGGGGGCACCGTAACGTCAGATGGTGGATCTAGTGTCATAGCGAGAGGTGTTTGTTGGAGTACCTCATCAAACCCTACAATTGCGGGGAGTCATACGACTGATGGAACTGGAACAGGAACATTTGTAAGTAACATAACTGGATTAACAGGAGGTAATTATTATTATGTTCGTGCTTATGCTACCAACAGTCTTGGTACATCTTACGGGAACGAATTAACATTTACTACACCGATTTTACCCACTGTCACAACACTTCTGGTTACTAATATCACAAGTTCAACAGCAGCGAGCGGAGGAAATGTTTCATCGGATGGAGGAGCTACTGTTACAGCCCGAGGTGTTTGTTGGAGCACAAGTCCAAATCCAACAACAACCAATAATCACACCACCGATGGCACTGGCATTGGTTCATTTGTGAGTAATATTACTGGATTAACAAATAATACTTTATATTATGTTAGAGCATATGCAACTAACAGTGTAGGAACAGCATATGGAAATCAAGTTACTTTTACAACAGTATTTAGCGTTGGAGAGTCATATGGAGGTGGAATTGTTTTTTATATTGATGGAACGGGCCAACATGGGCTTATTTGTGCTTCCAATGATCAGGTTCAAGGTCAATGGGGTTGTTTTGGGACTTCAATTTCTGGGACCTCCCTTACGATTGGAACAGGACAATCTAATACCACAATTATTGTAAATGGATGTAGCACGACAGGCATAGCAGCCCGCATTTGTAATGACCTTGTTTTGAATGGATATAGTGATTGGTATTTACCATCAAGGGATGAACTTAATCTTATGTGGATAATGTTTTCAACAACAGGAATTGGCAGTTTTTCAACTGGTGGGGCCGCATATTGGAGTTCCTCCCAATACAGCGCTAACTACGCATGGTCAGAGTTCTTCGATAGTGGCTACCAAAGCTATATGGCTGGGAAGAACTTCGCCGCCAATGTCCGTGCCGTCAGGACATTTTAAGTAAACACATTTTTGTGCGAAATAGTAAACAGGTACTTCTATTTCCAATACATAATTTCACCATGACAAACAATAATTTATTTTCCGATAAAACGATTATAGAGACTTGTCTGATATATTTGACTCAGGATCACCAAAACAACAATGACGCGTTTTGACATCCTATCATTTTATATTTGCAAGAAAAAAATGGGGAAGCTGAAAACCGGATAGAGTAAGCATCATTAAACAATATTAAAATGGGACTATATAAGATAACCGCTAAACAAACTGGAAGTTGGGGCGGAGTTAAAATGGAAAAGGGAATGAGCGTTGAAGTAACTTACAGTAATTCCCCTCTAATTTATCCGGATGGGCAAAAACTTGCGCGGAAAGCCTTTTTAAGTAAATATGGAATAGATTATAAACATTTACTTTCACAGACTTACTTTGATGTCGAAAAAATTTAGCTAATAAGACATCAATTCCTAATTGATTAATGTTAGCCAAAGCAGAACGGCCACAAGAGCGCTCCTTTAAAATTGAAGAATTTAAATAACCAACACTCGCAATCATGAAAGACAAAATTTTTGAAATGTACAAATCAATTTCTGTCGGCAATAACCAGATTTGTTCAGAATGCAACAACGAAGGAGCACTTGGAAAGCCTGTATCAATTTATTTTATTGGTGAAAATTTTCATAAATCTGATGACACGATTTTATTTGTAGGTAAAACGGCTGTTGGAGGACTTGGAATTGGCCCTTTCGTTGACAATCTGTTTACTGATGCAACAACATTTGGTGAATTGAGTCTTGACCTTAAAGAGGAAAATGCAAAAAGACGAGCATTTTATTCATATACAAATGAAATTGTCACACAGTACTATGGTTCGTTTGAGATTGGCAAACAGTTTATTGCCTTAACAAACTTAGTGAAATGCAATAATGCTTCAACTAAGGACGAAACATCTTATCATATAATGGAACACTGTATCAATAGCTTAAGAGTAACATGGAGGGAAATTGAAATCTTAAAACCAAAGAGAATAATCTTTTATACAGGCAATACAGATTACGATGATTTTATTGAAAATTTTGAACCAGAAAATTATGTTGACTATCTTGAAATTGAACGCGATAAATCTGGTATTTGGTGGCATGGCAGGTATGTTGATGAAAACCAAGTCTCGATTTGCGACATTTTGAGAATCAATCATCCTGACAGAATAAGATATATTGGTGGTAACGCTAAGGATAATTATATATCAAAAGTTGTAGACTGGTTACACATGACAAAATGAAAACCGCAAGTCATCCTTCCTGGTCGGATTAAAACAATCATGCTGCTCGGATGCAATGTTAAATAATGAGCACCTATAAATGATCGCAACATAATCAAGCATCGGAACTAGCATTTCATAATTCATGGAATTTATGTTGCTTATACCAAACTGTCCTTTGTCTTGCATTGCATTGAACCTTTCTTTGCTCAATGCGAAGCCCCCAATCCAAACTTTCCGAACGTGAAATAGCCGAAGCCTGGGCTAAGATCACTATTCAACTTTGGAGGAAGAACCTGACAAAGATGAAGATCGGTCAGAATTCCTCCGGAGACCTCAATCGAAGTTTCAAGTACAAAGTCATCGCCGGTACCCGCGGAAACGTGGACCGGATCGAATTTGCTTTCAACTATTACGGAAAGTTCCTGGATATGGGTGTCGGCAAGGGAACCAAGCTCGGAGACCGCCCGGTTTCCAGGGGTAGCAGGGTTTTAGCTGATAAAATGCTGGGACAGGTACGCAAACCCAAGAAATGGTATTCCAAAACTTTCTACGGAGAAGCACAGCGCCTTTTTGAAATCCTGCAAAAAGAGTACGGCAGGAAAGCCCAGGTGGTGATCTCTGAAAACATCAATGACAATTCAATAAAATAGGGCAATGGCAAAGATGACAGAAGAAGCCAGGGCATCCGTTATCCTGAACGGTCAGCAGGCCAATGCAACGCTGAAGGAGATCGAGGCATCAGCAAGGACATTGAATGCAGAACTGAAAGGTCTCAAGACCAATACACAGGAGTTCGCTGATAAGTCAAAGAAGCTTCAGGAACTCAACACCAAACTGGCTGATATCCGTAGCCAGACAAGAGCCATCGGCGATGAGATGAAAAAGAATGCCGGTGGCCTGGGTGGTCTTTTCGATTCTTTGAAAGGAGCAGCCTTGCAGATGGGAGGAGCAATGGCCGCTGCCTTTTCCATCACTGCCATTGCAGATTATGTCAAAGGCGGAATTCAGAAAGCAATTGAACTAAGGGATGCCGAAAAATTGCTCCTTGATGTGCTGGACGGGAATAAAGCTACCCAACGGGAATTGATTGATCTTGCCAAGGAACGGGCAGGATCAACCAAGGATAGCCGCCTGGAAATCGAACAGGCTGAAAAGTTCCTGGCCATCCAGGGCAGGACTCCGGAACAGTTCCGTAAAACCATTTTAGCCGCCCAGGATCTGGCGGTTGTAACCGGCCAGACTTTGGAAAAGGCTGTCGAAGACCTTGACGGAACAATGGAAGGCAGACTTGCTAAGGGTTTGCAAAAGCTTTCAAGTCAATTCAAAGACCTATCGAAGGAGCAACTCTATCATGGCGCCGCCATTGATATTGTTGCCAAAAAGTACAAAGGACTGGCAGAAGAAGAAATGCAAACCACCGAAGGCCGGTTGGTCCTGCTTGGAAAAAGCTGGAAAGCCTTGCAGCGAACAGTGGGTGAAGCGCTTCTTGGCACAAACGGAATGTTCGACGGACTTGTGCAGGGAGCCACTCAAGCCCTGAATTCGGTCAAGAAACTCTTCGAAGTGCCAATGGCCCAAAAATACCGGGAAGAACAGGAAACCTTAAACGCCCTTGTATTTCAGATACAGGCCACAAACACAAACCAGGCAGAACGTAACCGGTTGATCGATGATCTCCGTCAGAAATATCCGGAGTTCCTGGGCAGCATGAAAGATGAAGATGTTACCAACCAGTTCCTTGCAAAACACCTGGAAGAAGTCAATTATCAGTACATGGAGAAGATCCGCCTTGCGGAATCCGAGGATAAACTCAAAGACATTGCCGAAGCCCAGTCGAAGGCTTCCAAAAAACTTACGGAAGCTGAAGGCGAGCGGAACAGGATACTTGCTGCTTCCATGCAACTGCTTTACGATTCCAAGCCGGCTTATGCCCGGTTAGTAGAACAGGCAACTACGTTGGAAGAAAAAATAAAGCTGGTAAAGCAATACTGGGGAACCGGTGGCGGAACCACCGGAACGGCAGGATGGTTTTTAGAAGCGGCTGATAATGCCAAGAAAGCGGCTGACAAGATGAAGGTGTACTCGGTAGAATTTAAAAATGAGCAACTCAAGATTGCCGAAGAAGCGGTCAATTCCTCTTTGAACCTCAGTAACAGCCTTGACATGGTTTCCAACCAGATCCTTACGATTGCCATGCAAACCAAGGATGAAACACTCAAGATGATCATCAAGACCGAACTGGAGGACCGTGAGCGTACTCACCGGATGGTAGAGAACCGGAAAACGGAATTCAAGGAGGAACTTGACTGGAAAAAGATGTCGATCGATCAGCTAAATGATTACATCTCAAAAGGCAGGGAAGCGGATGCAACCAACACTGACCGTACCAACATGCGAAAGGCGACCGATGAATTGAACAGCCGGGTCAAAGCCAATGACAAGATCAGGGAAGCATACAAGAACCTGATGGATTCCCTCAAAGAAATTGAGGGAAAGAACTATGCTGACAAATTCACCCAGACTCAGCAGGAGATAAGGAATGTCGAAGAGAAGTACGACACCCTGATCAAAAAGGCTTTGAAGTTCAAAGCGGATAATGATAAAGCATTATCCCCGGAGCAGAAAAAAGGGATTGATGACAATGTGTCTTCTTTGGAAGTTCAGCGGGATTCGCAGATCAAACAAGTGCTGCTTCAGGCCGAACAGGCCTTTGCAGAAGATGTAAAGAAGATCCATGAAAACCTGCGGGTTGCCCGCATGAGCATTACACAGCGGCAAATCTATGAGGTAAACAAAAAGTACGAGGATGCCAGTAAAGAGATCCTCGGGGCGATAGAGTTTGCCTACAAGGAAGAAGTGGCTGCCGCTGAAGGAAATTCTGAAAAGATCATCCAGGCAGAGAAGAACAAAGCTGCCGCTCTCAAAGCGATCCAGAAGGATTTGGACGCTTTGAAAAAGGGGCAGAAACAGGAGACCGCCGATGCAAAGAAACAAGGGGATACGAAGTTTGAGGATGACCTGAATAATCTCAAACTCAAAGGTGAACGTGATCTGGCAAAAGGCAAGGAGAAGATTCAGTTAGAGGTAAATGCCAGGTACAAAAAACTGCTGGAAGAAAACCTGGGAGATGAAGAGCGTACCGCTGAAATTAAGAAGCAAATTTCTGAAGAAGTCGCTGCAAAACAGCTTCAATTTTCCAAAGAGACAGCCCTAAAAGTAGCCGATGATGCAATCTCACTGGCAAAAGGCGCTGTTGATGGCCTGGCAGCCATCTTCTCCATGCAGACAGATGCTGAAAATCAGCAGCTCAAGGAAGATGAAGAGACCAACAATAAGAAGAAAGCAAACTTAAAAGCGCAGCTTGATGCCAAGCTAATTTCAAAGTCCCAGTATGATTCCCAGGTCGATAAAATGGATAAGGACCTGGATAAGAAAAAGAAGAAGATGGAGCATGATCAGGCTGTACGGAACAAAGAAGTGGCTTTGTTCAATGCGCTGATCAGTGTGGCCACAGCAGTCGCTTCAGCGTTGGGCGCCGGTCCCGGAGTCGGGATCGTACTCAGCATCATCACTGCTGCTTTGGGTGCCATCCAAATCGGGTATATCCTGAGCCAAAAGGTTCCCGAAGCTGCCAGGGGCCGCTATTCTGTAATTGGCCAGGATGACAACAAACTCTATAAGGATGTTCCGCTTGTGAATTCACCGGAAACCGGTTTGTATTCAACGCCAACATTAATCAGTGAAACTGGCCAGGAAATCGTCATTGATCCCAAAACGACAAAGAACCTGATGGTCAATTACCCTCATGTCATTGATGCGATCAATTTTGCAAGAGTTCCGCAAAGGGCCGTTGGCCGGTACATGGATGCTCCGGCTTCAACGCCGGCAGGAGTTCCCTCAGTGGTCGATCCTGAATTCATGGCCAGTATTAACAAACTGAATTCATTGATTGAAAGCGGCATTCCTGCCTTCATTTCCTTTGATCACCTGAGGGAAACGACAAACCGGATCAACGAGATCGAAGCCGAAGTATCCAAATAACTGTAAATCCTTATGCTATCCATCCTGATTGCCGACCAACCCCTTGACCTGAGCGATGATTTTTCGGTTTCACTGAACCTCAAATCTCCTATTTTCAATGATGTCGGGGATTATTCCTTTCCATTCAAAGTTCCTTCTACGGCAAGGAATATGTCAATCCTGGGATGGAAAAACCGGTTATCATCAACCCGGAGCATCTATGAAACCTTTAATGGTAGTATCCGGTGGAATGGGATAGTGCTTTTTGTCGGTCAGATAAAGATCAAAACAGCATCAGATAAGACATTTGAAGGTACCCTTTACATCAACAAGGGCAACTTCAATTATGAAGTGAAGGATCTTCTTTTAGACCGGGTTGATATGGGAATGAAAACCTTTCCCACTGATCAGGATGCTGTAAATTACTTCAACTGGTCGTTGACGCATTTTTATCCTGAAGTGGACTTTTCTTTGCCCGAGATCGCCAACCTTGACTTTTTTGATCCGGTGGCCACTAATCCTGAGCTGATGGCCTACAATCACATATTCCCGGATGGATGGCTTCATAAAACCACAACGGACGGACAAAGCAGAACGATCCTGATCCCTTTTCTTTACCTGAAGTTCGTACTGAATAAACTTGCGGAAAACTTCGGGTACCGGCTGCAGGATGAATTCTTTACTTCAAGCATCGAGCTTTCCCGCCTGGTGATCTACCATTCGGTAAACCTGAGCGAGGTTATATTCGGTCTTCAGCAGATTTATTACTGCCGCTTCCTTCCCAAGGTGAAGGTGAGTGAATTCATATCCGGTTTGGAAAAGTGGTTTAATTGCTGCTTTCATGTGGACTCCAAGCAAAGGGTTGTTAGGATTGTCAGCAACAAAGAGGTGTTGCTTCGCTCCGAGGTGGTCGAGTTTTCAAAGAATGTTCTTTCAATCTCCCAGGAGATCCCCGAAGAGATCACCGGCTTTAGGTTCTTACTTGGACCCGATTCCGGGGATAAGGTTTACCAGGCACAGTTGGATTCGGAAAAAGGAATCACTGACTATATCAAAGGCGCAGTACAGAGCTTTTCAGATATTCCGCCTTATCCCTTCACCTGGCTCGGCGATATCTACTATATCGCTGATACAAACACCTGGTGGCAGTTGGGAGTTAATCCGATTTCATTCCTCATTGAGTGGATACAACTGCCAAACGGACCAACTCTAACCGATAAATTTTTCTACAAATGGGGGGATGATAAAAACAAGTATGAGACAATTTTCTCGTCTCTATCGGATAAGTACATCGTTGTAAGCTGTGGAAACCTGGGAACCGATAAAGACAAAATCACCCCCCGTTTGTTTTTTGTCGGAATTGTTGGCGGTTGGGGTACTCCAGTCCGGCTTAAAGGTCTTGCCAATAATGGCAATTTATCACTCCGGTATCCCGGTCCCAATGGATTGTTCAATCTCTATTGGAAGGACTGGGTAAACTGGATCATGGATAATCGAAAGAGCGTAAAGATCGAAAAGCAGATGGATTTCATAGAGTTGAAAAATCTCGATTTTACAAAGCGTTACCGAATTAACGGGATCAATTATCTTGTCAGTGAAATTGCCGTTACCCTGAATAAATCCTCGATTAAATCCGCTCAGCTCAAGTGCTTCACGGCTCCCTGATGCTGTCCTTTATTTCCGCGAGATCTCACGGTACTATTGCACCATGATTGACATCACGGAGGAACCCAATCTCATTTCCTTTGCCGGTAATCCGGTCATTTACGAGGCCTGCTCAGATAATTACCTGATCTCGCTTGGTTCTCCTGCTCACTTTGAGCTTGTAGTATCATCCATTGATACCACGGTCGGTCATTCTTTCCATCTTCAGTTTGCGGGGAAAACCCTGATCTTTCAGTCAGCCGGGTTCACTGGTTTTGACGGATTGCTGTTTGAAGTTGGCTACCTGGGTCAGACCTTCAATGACTTCGCAAACAATATTTACCAGTGTTTTCTTTCAAATTATGACATCCAAAAGTATTTCAATGTTACGCTGGACCCGCCAGGAACAAGCCAACGTAGTATCAAGCTCCAGGCAAAGGAGTCCGGAGCTGATGGTACTGTGGTTCTCTCTAACGTCGGGGTTTCAGGAGTAGCCGCAGGGATAAACATACCCGGAACAGATGATGTTTACAGGGATTACTTTGGCATCCTTTGCCTGATTCGGGATACATGGAATAATCCGATTGGGGAAGATATTAAACCCGCCGATTTCATCGGTTGTGCAAGGTTCGATATCTCGGATTACATCAGGTCAAAGTTTGCAGCCTGGGAAATGACACGCTTTGAATTTCCTGAACTTGCCGGGAATGTCAGGGTTCACGGCTGGGATTATCTTCTCAAATACCGGGTATCATTTGCAGAAAGTATTGCCGGCAATGTAAGAGGCCTCCAGTCGGACGGATGGAAATACGCCCTGGCTGGTGGTCTTAACCATGAACTGTTGACATCTCTGAATGAAAAGTACCTGGAATATTTTTCAATTCCGGCGAACAAGTCCAAGTTTCTTTCCTGGCTCCCAACGACAAAATATTCCCGCTCCGGAGTCATAGAGAAATTGTTTTTCCTCTTCCAGGACAACCCAACAGGAGTTCAGTACAGGTTGGTTGTTGTAATCACCTTTACAGACGGATCCCACAAAATTGTGAATGCAACCCCGCAGGTGACGTATCCGGCTTTTTCAGTGATGGAGTTTAAGGTAGGCTTTGATCACCTTGACCTGGTGAATGCGCAGTATGGCAAAACAGTCCAGTCATGGGAAGTCTATCTGATGGACAGCAACGATGACTTGCTTTCTGAAGTAAGGGTATTCAATAATGATACCCGTGTTTTTGAGAATGAGAAAGTCTTTTTTTACCGCAATTCTTTTTCGGCCTATGATACTTTCAGGT